CAAAACTTAGGAGCATATAAATGTTTTTATCAGAAGAACTCAAACAGAAATGGAGCCCAATCCTTGAGCATCCAGATCTAGATAAGATTAAAGATCCATACAAGAAGGCAGTCACTGCAATGGTTCTTGAGAACCAGTCGCAAGCAATGGCATCCGATCGTGCTAACATGGGCATGCTAAACGAGACAATCTCGTCGCCTGGTCCAGTTAACGCAACTGGTGCTGGTATCTCGAACTTCGATCCAATCCTAATCAGCTTGGTTCGCCGTGCGTTACCTAATCTAATTGCTTATGATGTTGCTGGCGTTCAGCCAATGACAGGTCCTACTGGCCTTATCTTCGCAATGCGCGCTCGTTACTCGGGTCAAGCAGGTACAGAAGCATTCTTCAACGAGGCTAACACTCAGTTCTCTGGTGTTGGTTCGGACACAAACCGCTTCGGTTTTGCTAACAACCTAGTTTCTGACACAAGCACAAACCCTGTTGCATCGTTGACTGCTAACGCATTCACATCTGGTATCGGTATGTCTACTGCTACTGGTGAATATCTTGGCTCTGACAACGGTACTGCAAACACACAGTTTGGTCAGATGGCATTCTCGATTGAGAAAGTTACTGTTACTGCACAGACTCGTGCTCTAAAGGCTGAGTACTCGTTAGAACTCGCACAAGACTTGAAAGCAATTCATGGTCTTGATGCTGAGACAGAACTATCGAATATTCTTTCGACAGAGATTCTTGCTGAGATCAATCGTGAAGTTATCCGTACCATCTACACAGTTGCTAAGCCAGGCGCACAGTTCGGCACAACATCTGCTGGTACATTTGACCTAGACACAGACTCTAACGGTCGTTGGTCGGTTGAGCGTTTCAAAGGCTTGATCTTCCAAATCGAACGTGATGCAAACGTTATTGCTAAAGAGACTCGTCGCGGTAAAGGTAACGTCATGATCGTTTCGTCTGACGTTGCTTCTGCAATGGCAATGGCTGGTGTTCTTCAGTATACACCTGCGCTTTCGGCAGACCTACAAGTTGACGACACTGGTAACACATTTGCTGGCTTGTTGCATGGTCGCATCAAAGTGTATATCGATCCATACTTCGGTGGTTACACAAGCAACCAAGAACTCGTCACAGTCGGTTACAAAGGTTCTTCGCCTTACGATGCTGGCTTGTTCTATTGCCCATACGTTCCTCTACAAATGGTTCGTGCAGTTGACCAGTTCACATTCCAACCAAAGATTGGATTTAAGACTCGTTACGGCATGGTTGCAAACCCATTTGCAGGCGGTACAAACGTTGATCTCGGCCAGTTGTATGCTAAACGCAATACATACTACCGTATTTTCCGCGTTCAGAACTTGATGTAATTTTGAGTAAATCACCATCAGAGTGATTTTAAAGAGGAGCAGAAATGCTCCTCTTTTTTGTTCTTTAATCTTGTTACATTTTTATTAAGGAGTTCAAAATGTTAGTTCAATTAGAAGTAAACGGTTTAACAGTTGGCGTGTCTTTGGATGAAGGCGATAATATTGATTCCGCGATGGAATTAGTTGCTCGTATTAAAGAGTTGGCAGAAGAGTTGTCTCTATACGATGACGTTGAAGTCTATATCGCTTCTCCTATTGAAGAAGAGGAAGAAGAGGAAGAAGAAGGCGAAGAAGAATAATATTTTTTAAGTAGGAGTAAACGAAATGGCAAAAATGGAAGAAAATGAAGTTGTTGTTGAACAAACAACACACACAGTAACAGTTTCTATTGCAACTCAACAACACGAATTTGACGGTTCAGTTGTTTCTGGTGGCATTAGAGTCAGTCTAGGCGATTCCCGTGTTCAATTTTTATCTCATGCACCATATGAAGTTGTTTTCACAAATGTTGCATCAGGCGATTATGTTGTCTCGGCAGTTGCGATTGATGTTAACGGCGTTGCATTAAGTGAACCAATTACTGGTTCTGTTTCTATTGCAACAGATGTACAACAACCAGAATTGACAGAAGTTGTCGTACCAAAAGTTATCGTAGACGTACCTGCATCATTGACAGTTACAGTTTCGTAAGCATGATTATTAATTTTGTTAAATGGATAATTAATTGGTTTTGTCCTAAAAAAACTAAAATCGATATTCCAGTAACGATTAAAATTAAAGTTTGAAATGGGAGGGTCTTTTGACCCTCCTTCAACATTATAAATAGAGAATAAAAGGAGTTTCTTCCCTATGAATTCTCTACAAGATATCAACAGTCCATCGTACTCAACGAAACCAAAGAATACAAATCTACTTCAACCAACGAAGTATATTCTATCGTTTCCTGAGATTAATGATGCTGTATATTTTTGTCAATCGGTAAGTGTTCCTGGCGTACAGATGGGTGAAGCGACTCATTTTACACCAAATCTAGACTTGTATGTTCCAGGTACCAAGATGACTTATTCGCCATTTGAAATGACTTTCTTAGTGAATGAAGATATCTCATCTTGGATTCGCATACATAATTGGATACGAGGCATTACAACCGAGATGCAGGCTCGTGAAATAACTTACAACAGAACCAATGCAATCCTTACAATTCTATCTGGATTAAACAATCCAAAGATTAGAGTTAAGTTTGATAGGATCTTTCCTATATCACTTTCTGATTTAGAATTTGACACAAAACAATCAGCAGATGATCACATCGTAGCAAGGGCTACGTTTCGATACGACTTCTTTGACATAGAGGTACTATAGCAACTGGAGATATAATGAGTGAACTTGAAAATGTAATGAAATCGTGGGATGAAGACAGTATAATTAATCCAACTGAACCAGGCAAAGAGCTACTAAAGATACCAGTACTACATAACAAATACGTTAAACTACTAATAAAAAATAAACTATCAGTCAAAAACATTAACTTTGAATATTCTAAACTACGTAGAATTAAAGAAGAATACTATAATGGATCAATCTCACAAGAAGAACTGAATCAGTATGGATGGGAACCATTTCTGCTTAGTTTGAGAACTAAAAACGGAGTAGATAAGTACATAGACTCTGATGAAGAATTGATTAAATTGTTAAAGAGAAAAATGATGGTAGAAGAAACTGTTTTCTTGTGTGAATCAATCATTAAAGAATTGAACAGCAGAACATTTCAATTGAGAGACTATATTTCTTGGGAAAAGTTCATCGGTGGAAACTAAACTCACAGTAATCAAAAAGAATGAATCATATGTGAAAGTTATCTGTGAGAAAGATATAACACAAGAACTCTCTGATTACTTCACTTTTACCGTACCTGGTCATCAGTTTACACCAGCATTTCGTAAACGGGTCTGGGACGGTAAGATTCGTCTTTTTGATTCAAGATCTAATCAGATTACACATGGATTACTTTCATATATTGAAATCTTCTGTGAAGAAAGATCAATTAAACTTGAGTATGGTGATCCTAGACCAGATCTACTAGAGAACTACCCTTTAGCTTTAGCTGATAAATTCATCTCTTCTTTGACTCTCCAGTCTTTAGGTAAAGACATATCTGTTCGTGACTATCAGAAAGAAGCTTATATTAATGCAATCAGAAATAAAAGAACATTATTACTATCACCTACTGCATCAGGTAAGTCATTAATCATCTACCTAATCATACGTCAGCTTCTAGACTACAAGTGTTCTAAAGGATTAATCATTGTTCCTACTACAGCACTAGTAGAGCAGCTTTATTCTGATTTCGAAGATTATTCATCACTGAACGGGTGGGACGCTAAAACCATTATACACAGAGTGTATCAGGGAAGAGACAAGGTGTCAAGCGCTCCTTTAATTATTTCTACTTGGCAATCACTCTATCAATTACCTGATGAATACTTTGAACAATTCGATTTCGTATTAGGTGATGAGGCACATCTATTTAAAGCACAATCACTAGTTAAGATATTGACTTCTTGTATTAATGCAAAGTATAGAATTGGACTCACTGGCACATTAGATGGAACTAAGACACATAAGTTAGTCCTAGAAGGTCTCTTTGGTCCTGCAAACAGAGTCATTACAACCAAACAGTTGATGGACAATAAACAACTGGCAGAGTTCTCAATCAAGTGCCTGATTCTGAAACATGATGATGAGATCTGCAAATCAATGATTGAAAAAACATATCAAGATGAAATTGAATACTTGTGTCTAAATGAATCAAGAAACAAATTCATCAAGAATTTAACAATTTCTTTAAAAGGTAACACATTACTTCTATTCCAATATGTTGACAAACACGGCAAAGTACTGTATGATATTATCAGAAACGCAGATAATATTGGTGATAGAAAAGTATTCTTTGTTTATGGCGGAACAGACACAGAAACTCGTGAAGAGATTCGTAAGATTACTGAGACAGAGACTGACTGTATTATTGTAGCGAGTTATGGAACATTCTCAACTGGTGTGAATATTCGTAATCTTCACAATGTTATCTTTGCATCACCATCAAAGTCTAGAGTTCGCAACCTTCAATCGATTGGTCGTGGACTTAGACTTGGTAATAATAAAACAAAAGCAACATTATACGATATAGCTGACGACTTACGATATAAAAATCATATGAACTTTACTCTAAGACACTTTGTTGAGAGAACAAAAATCTACAATGAAGAGAAGTTCACATACAAATTATATAAAATAGGATTAAATTATGGAAACAACAATCAAGATTTTCAGACTTAGTTGCGGTGATGATGTAATCGCTGCTGTCAAGAAAAAAGAGAATAAATACAAACTAATAAATCCAATTATCTTTATGTTGAGAAGTGATAATAAAACTGGCAACCAAGTAGTTAACATGTCTTTTTGGTTACCCGTTAGTTTAATGGATAAAAATGAGACCGTTATTGATGTTAAAGACATACTTGCTGTGGTAGATCCATCTGCTGATTTTGCCGAATATTATTTGGGCGCTGTTGAGACAATCAATAGTAGTATTATGTCTTTTAAGTCTGATGATGATCCTTTATCTGAAGAAAATATGATGTCTATTTTGGATTCTATGTCTGTTGGTAATAACGATAACTTAATCCACTAACTTCAGGAGATATTATGGAAAAGAAAGAAAGTGGTTCGAAAAAACACTATATAAATAATGCAGACTTCTGCAAAGCATTGATTGAATATAAATCAAAAGTGGATTTGGCAGTGGAAAATAATACAACAAAACCAGCAATACCGAATTATATTGGTGAATGTTTTCTAAAGATTGCACATGGACTATCTCACAAACCTAATTTCATCAACTACTCTTATCGTGATGAGATGATTGCAGATGGTATTGAAAATTGCATCATGTACTTTGAGAACTTTAATCCTGAGAAATCTAATAATCCGTTTGCATATTTCACACAGATTATTTACTATGCATTCTTGCGAAGAATCCAAAAAGAAAAGAAACAGATGTATGTGAAATACAAATCCACAGAACAGTTTGGAATTCTAGATGAGTCTGAACTTTTGGGTTACGAAGAGACTACTGGTAAACAGTTTGAACTGTATGATAACATTTCTGATTTTATTTCGACTTTTGAAGAATCTAAAAAGAAAAAGAAAGATTTGAAAAAAACAAAAGGAATTGAGAATTTTCTAGATGCTTGACATGTTAGAAAAATTGTGATATGATTTGAAAGAAAATTCGTGTGGGTTCTAGAACCTAAGTTTAGATAAGGAGAATGATATGGGTAAAATGAAAAATCATCTCAATAAATTGATTGAAAAACATCAATTGTTAGACAAAGAAGTCGTTCAAATGCAGATCAATCATGTTTCTGATTATCAGATTCGTGAATTGAAAAAGAAGAAACTTCATCTTAAAGAAGAAATCGCTAGAATGGAAAAACTTGAGCATCACTATCCATCGTCATTCTAATATATGAAAGTTGCAATTATAACGGATCAACATTTTGGAGCTAGAGGTGATG